TGTGTGTTTCTCTTTACCAGAATATTGGCGATGGCAGTATTGTTCTGAATCATAACCATAGTCTGCAAAGTCTTTATACATCTGTTCAACTAAAGAAGTTGTAGGCACAATTAACAGACCTTTTCTATTCTCTATTTGCAAATGGCGAATGATAAGATAGATGATTAAAGACTTACCAGATGCAGTAGGAGACAGTAGAAGAATACGTTTGTTGCGTATTGCGTGTACGAATGACTTCAGTTGATAGTCTCGTACTTCAAGTGGTATATTTAATGTTGATATGAATTGTTCTGCCTCAACAACAGAATAGTTTTCTGTGCAGTTAACATCGGCATCAATTTCTAATTTGTAATCCCGTTCTTTACAAAATGTTTCAATGTAAGGAACAAGACCATGATAGATGGTGAAGTTTCTTAGGTCTGCAAGCCTAATCTTTCCATCCCATACCCGTGATTTAAATGCGGGAGTAAATTGATAACCAGGAACATAAAACGTGAAGAAGTCACTCAGCTCTTGTGCGACATTACGTTCACATTCAAACTGAATATATGCTTCATTTTTTTTATGTAGAATTAAATCAGACACCTTGAATAAATCTTTCCCATGCTATAAAATCTCTCAACTGAAATGTACGAGAGTTTAATTCTTTTAATATACTAGAACACACATCCACAATCTCATCATGTACTATCTTTTGAGCGATGTGTTTGTTGATATCGTCATCACTCTCTAAGTATGTAGTGATATCGGATTTAAGAATAAATGGAAATGGTTCCCATCCGTGTTTTGCAAGTTGGTCGTTATCTAACTTACCTGTGTAATATTCCCACTTCAACTTCTTCATCTTGTTGTATTTGAATTCTGATTCTTTCGAAAGCAAACGATGCCTTGAAAGTATATTCAAATACTTACTGTGAAGTTGGGGTATGTTGATAAGTGCTTTGCCAGGTTCTGTTCTATCAATAACAGAGTCAGCACGCCACATTTCCAATAAATCGTCAAGTTGTTTCATAAAATAAAAAGCCTCCTATCAATGGAGGTTACACTACCAGAACTTGTTTGTCAAGCCTTTTTAAAACAATTTTTCAATATCAAAGTAACTGTACCTGAATGTGGCATCAGCACTCATTGTTGTTTCAGGACTATCGGTTGCACTTAAAATAAATGCCGATACGGATGTTGGAAAACAATCGTAGAATTTAAATTTGTAGTATGGTGTATTAGAAGAAGACAATACTGTAATTGAAGCATCAGAATATTGAGGTTTAGGTTTATTGACACCACCTGCAATTCTGTTTAATTGTCCAAGACTTTGATATTCAGTAAAGTCATATGGGAAAGTCATTGCACGAATCCAATCATGCATTTCTGTCCATGCCTTTAGTTCTTCATCAATCAAAAAAGTAACATTCAATATATCATAGATGGCCTTTTCACCAGGAACATACACATCTACGAATGGGTTGTTTTGTGGTATCTCTGATAATGCAATACCAGGAACACTTACTGATTGACAGAAGTATTGTATACTTGGTGCCCTTGAAAAATTCAATGTGAATTTATTGGGTTGTAGTATATTAGGATTTGTTGGATTTCTTGTGAGTGCAGTCATATGCTTATTTATAAACAAAAAAAGAGGCACCGAAGTGCCTCTTTAAAATACCCTCTTGTCGGGGTTTATTACATAATGTTCTTAACTTTGAACGCACGATAGTAGTTGTTTGTCAACACGGTGCGAGCGCCAGAACCTTGTGTAGTACCTTGTGCAAATGGGTTTGCAACCATACCGTAACGGGTCTTGAAACCAATTTTTGGTTGGAAGGTAGTTGTATCAACTGCACGAACCATTTGTAATGGAACGTATGGGCAGTAGAATAAACCAGCGTCATATGCATTTGTACCTTTGTATCCAACAACTGCAAACTCGGATGTACCGGATGCAACGAAATATGGATCAATATACACTTTGATACGACCAAACAATGTACCTGCGAAGGTGTTACCTGTATCGTCAACTGTCAAGTTAACTTGTGACTGCAATGCAGAGTTGTAATCAAGAATACCAGCCATTGCCAATGCAGATGCAACATCTGAAGAGCAAATCATGATATTACCTTTACCTCTACGAGTTGCTTTTGCAATCGCATTGGCTTCACGTTCAATTTGGAACGCAAGACCTTTAACTTTTTCAACCATCCAACGACCGTTAGAATCTGTATCTAAGTCAAATGTACCGGCAGTTGTAGTACCGATTTGTGCGCCTGTTACAGCAGTACCGTAGATTGTACGAACAACTTCACGGTTAATTTCTGCAAGAATTTCAGCAGAAAGAATGTTGCTCAATTCTGTTTCAGCGTCAAGACCGTGAACTGCTTTCAAGTCTTGTGCAAGTTCCATTGAGTATTCTGCTTTCAACGCACGGGTGTTTGCTGTTACAGTAACTTTCTCAATTGAGAAACCCATTTCTTGGAAAGGATTATCTTCTGCCTGAGCAGTAGTGTGACCTAGACCAGCAGCAGCGTTAGCAACGAATGTGTTTGCCGCAGCAGAACCAACTGCCAATGATGTTTGTGCAGGTGCACCGTTAGTTGTGAACTGTGTGTTTGCTTCATTGAAGAATGCTTCTACACCAGATGATGGAACACGGTCAGTACCATACATTGAACGCATTGCGAAAATCAAGCCTGTTGGGCCTGTCATTGGTTGTACACCGCAGATATCGTATGCAATCAAGTTAGGTAGTGAACGGCGAACCAAACTGATTAAGATTGGATCGAAACCTGCAACAGGACCTGTGGCGGTAGAACCACCAGAGAAACCGTTTGTACCAGCAGAGTTTGTTGGCACAGCTTCAGTCATCATTCCTGATTTCTGCATTTCAGTTGCTTGGTTTTCCAAGATAACTGCTGTTACCGCACGTTTGTATGGGTCGGTAATTTTTGGGAGGTCAGCGTGGTCTAAAACGCCTTCCCATTTTTTTTGTAATGATTCGGACAAATACATTATTTTATCTCCTAGGGTTTAATTAAAATTTTGTTTTAGAAATTGCTTGAGATACAGCAGCAACGAATGGGTCATTAATGACTTTCTTTTCTTCTGTTTCTTCAAACTGTTCGTTCAATTGAGCTTCTGTGGCCTTTTTAGTGCCAGAAGGGAAGTAGTTTTCACGGAGAGTTTCAAGCTTGGATTTGTATTCGTCCTCTGTGGAGAATTCAACACTCTCTGCGAGTGTTTTGATTTTTTCAGCTTGAGTAGCAGTGAGTCCTTCACCAATTTCACGAGCGATTTCATTCTTGCGTGATTCAACTAATGCTTTAGCATATGATACACCACGCTCGATTTCTTCATTGAGTTTGCTTTCTAGTTCTTCAACTTTGCCAGCAAGTTCGTCAACGAGGTCGACTTTTTCTGCAGGCACATCAATGTAGTGTTCTGCAAATAGATTACGCAAACCACCGATGAAGTCTTCTGTCAATTCAGCACGAAGACCTGATTCGATTGCGATTTGGTTTTCTTCCATCCATTGTTCAACAACATATGAAAGATAATCGTCAACCTTTTCTGTAAGGTCAGCTTTAACTGATTCGACTGCTTCTTCAAGCATGCCTGCATACTTAGTTTCAATTTCTTCTTCAATTTGTGATACACGGTCTTCGACACGAGCTTCAAAAATTGTAGATACTTTAGATTTGAATTCTTCTGAGATGGTAGAATCGTCAGCAAAGAGAGCGTCAACATCCTCTTTCATTTTTTTCTTCATCATTTCTTTCTTTTCTTCCATATCATGGGATTTTTCAGAAATGACTTCACCATCAAGTTCTTCTTCTTCCATTTTAGCGGAAGCATCAGACGGTTTGTTTGTTGGCGCAACGGCAGACTTAGCACCTTTTCCTGCATGGATTTTGTTGCTATCGTCATCAGGTTTGGAGTTTTGTGGTGTTGGTCCACCCAAATCTTCAACCTCGGTACCCTGCATTTTTTCCATTGGCGCACCGTTTTTACCCTTGCTTGATGCAAGAATATCTGCAGCTGCTTCCATTAGTTTGTTATTTGACATTAGGAATCTCCTTATCGTTTCTTATTTATAAAATTAAAGTTTTCTGAGGTAATTTTCAAACAATTTAAGAGCAACTGCTTCTACTTGTTTAGCAGATGCTTTTGTTATTTGTTTTTTAGCGTTATCAAAAT